TGCTCGGCCAACAGTGCAATCTGTTGCCGCAGCCCTTCATTGCCTTTTTCCCAGTTTTGCCGTACCAGCTCGTTTGTGGGTCCACGGCGCAGCCGCTGTTCCAGATCATCTCGGGCGGCGGCCAATTTGTCAGCCACCGTTTCCTCACGCCCCACATTGAGCATGCTGTCCCAGGCGCCCTTGGCAGCTCCTTTGATGCCGTTCCAGGCTTTTTCTACAGTGCCCAGGTTGCGGGCAATTTCATCAGACCTTGAAATCAACGCATCGGCATACGCCTTTTGGGCAACCGTGGCTGCCTCTGTTGTCTTGCCTTGGTCCGACAGTGCTTTGATCTGCTTGTAGACACTGGCGGTGAGGTAGTTCACCCCGTCATTGAGCTTGACAGAGGCTTGAAGCGGGTCTTTGCCAAGCTCGGCAAACTGTTTGGCTGTAGATGCAACGGCAGTGCCCGTGGCCTTTTCCCACTGCATGGCAGCCTGAGCCGACTGGCGAAGCACATCAGAGCCAACACGCCCAGTAGAGACCATGGCGGCCAGAGACTCAGCTGCGGCGGCTTGTGTGCCGCCCAACTTGCTGATTTCTTGCGCGTAAGCCTTCAACTGCCCGGTATAGGTGCCCGTGGCATTGCCCGTGGTCACAATCGCCAGCCGGTAGGCATCTGCCTCTTTGCTACCCTGGTTGTAGGCCACAGCCAAACCGACAGCAGCAGCAGCGGCCAAGGTGAAGGGACTGACCAAGCCCAGCACATAGCCCCCAAGGGCTTTGGCTGCAGCACCTGCACCGCCAAACATGTCCTTGAGCTGGCCGCCTTGCTGCAGGAACACAGTCAGCGGCTGCTGGCCAGACGCCAGAGACACCGCAATGTCGGTGAACTGGGCGGGCACGTTGCGCAGCGCGGCAGCCGTTTGGGCGGCGGACATTTGCACCGCCCCCAGCGAAGCTGTGGAGGCTGCCCCGGCGTCGGCAGCGGCTTTGCGCTGGGCATTCAGGGCAGTTTCAACCTCGCGCAGTTTGGTCAAGGCGGGCGTGATTTTGCTCACGTCCATGCCCTGAGCGATAGCACGGTTCAGCAGTTCACCGGCACGGCCAGAACCATCAAGCTGAGCCTGCAGTGTGGCCGTGGCCCGCCTGATTTCGGCCTCCATGCGGCCGTATGCGGCACTGGCCTTTTGCGTGCCAGCGTCAATCTTTTGGCTCAGGCCATCCACACCGGTGGCGGCCTGCTGGGCTGTCTGCTGGACTGTGGCAGCCATGGCAGAGGCGCTTTGGCCGAGGCGGGCAAAGCCCGCTTCGGTCTGCTGCACCCCTTGCAGCTCAGCCCTGAGGCCAATGGCCTGCAATTGACTCATTTACGGCTCCGCGTGTTTGTCTTGGTCTTCTTTTCGCTGTTTGGCCCAAACGGCCAGCGTGGCGGCTTCGCAAGCCTGAATGCCGCGCAGCACGTCCTGGCGGGTAGCGCTGTCGTCTGGCCACTGTTCAAGCAGCCAGGCCCGCACGCCGGCATAGTCCAGCCCCGTGGCCCCGGCCACGCCCACCCGCCACTGCGTTTGCAGGCTTTGCCAAGCGTCCCAGGCCTGGACGTTTTCAGGCCAGAGGTACTCAACCTGCTCAGACTTTTGGGCTTGGGAAAGTGCCCCTGCATTGGCCAAAACTGCGCCCCAAGCCCCCATGGCCTGGGCTTGCTCGGGCTCTGGGGGGCGGGTGGCTTCGGCATAGGCGCGGGCAAGGGCGGCTAGTTTTTTTCCTTGGCCGTCACTTCGCTGAGGTAGCGCTTGTAGGCAAGGATCGACGTGCCTGGATGTACGCTGAACAACTCTTGCAGCGCTTCGCGCGAGTAGGGACGCGGGGAGCCGTCTTCGTTTTTCACACCATCCCAGTCTTCAACGACATCGGCCAGCACTTCGCCCACGGTTTGATTGGGGTTGGCTACGAAACGGGCCTGCAAGGAATCGTTGTCAACACGCTTGGCGGTCAGTTTGAAAGAAAAATGTTCATCGACCCCATCGTTATTGACGGAGCCTTCCACGGCGAATTTCAGACGCGGAATGAGTTTGAGGATGATTGGCATATCTGTTTGGCCCGATAAAAAGGCCCGATATGGAAGGAGTGCGCGGCGGCCAGGCTCGGGCTCAACCCAGCAGGTGGCGCCATGCCACCCTGCCGCGCACGAAACCGTCAGGCGCCGTAGCCGATGGAGCGACCGTCAAAGCCCACACCCACAGAGAGCTGGATGACGTTGCCTTTGCTGATTTCTGGCATTTCCGAGCAGTTGATGTTGCCGTAGCCATAGACACGGCCACCGCCTGGAATCACCAGTTTGATCGCCACTTTGCTGGCCACGCGCGTGAGACCCTGCATGGCTTTGATGGTGGCGTTGGTGGCGTCGTAGCCGATTTTCAAATCCAGCCCCACGGCTTCAAAGCCAATGGGCTGCTTTTTGGCTTGCCGGGTCCCCAGTGGGTCGATGTTGCCGTATTTGATACCGCCACCGTTGGGGCTGATAGTCAAGATCTGCGGGATCTCCACCCAGCCGGAAATCTTGCTGGCCGAGCCCACACCGCCGCCAGGTGTAAACCAAGTGGTGTTGCTCGAATCCAACCCCAAAACACCAAAGGTGTCTGCAGTCAGCTGGTCCACTTCAAACACCGTGTCGTTTGCATCCTCCCACCCACTGGCCAATAGCACTGGGTCTTGATCGGTATAGCCATGAGCCACAGCAGTGGCCACTGCTGTGGCTGCATTGGTGAGGATGGTGATGTTTTTGGCGCTGGCAAAGGTGCTGCTGTAGTAGACCTTGGTGCCTTCGGGGAAAAAATATGCCATGGTGAAACTCCTTTAAGCGGGCGAATCGGTCAGAGGGGGGTGTAGGGCTGACCACCCTGTGTGAAATAGGTCAAGCGCCAGAGTTGGCGTTGTTCATGCAGTCGCTGCTGCAATGCGCCAGAGGCGGCGGGCTTGGAGCCTTCCAGCACCAGGCTTTTGCAGGGGACACCGTTGGGCTGGCCCAGGGCAGAGGCAAACAATGCCGCCTCAACCTGGCCAGCCAGCTCACGTGCAGTGGCGGGCGTGGTGGCCATGGCGCTGATGTGCACCTGCCAGTCACGCTGCTGAAGCGTGACGCCGTGGTCCACCAGCGTGATAGCCTCGTCGCCGCCTTCCAGTAGCAGGGCAGGCACCTCAGGCATGGGCAGGTCATCAGGGCGGTCGGCATGCACATTGGCACCTGCCAACGTTGTGGCAGCCACCAACGCCGCTTGCACGGCGTCCATGAGTTGCTGTTGCACGGTGGCGGTCATCTCAGGCCCCTTCGCGCAGCTGCAGATTCACCATGCCGGCGCCATCAGGCTCAGCCGCAACCACCACATAGGGGCGGCCACTGATGGTGATCGCATCGCCCTCGCCTATTCCCGGCAAGTCAGACTCCAGGGCCGTGGCCTTGGGCGCGTAGCCAGAAACACCCAGAGCTTCGGATGCAGGCGCAGCAAAGATGACCGGCACGGTGATGGCGCCCCAGGTGGCGGTGGTGTCGGCCAGGGTAGTCATTACGGCGTCGTTCACGCTGGTTTGCAAATCGGCAAAGGGCGTCATGGCGATGCGTCGGGCTGGATCAAGACACGGTGCCGGGTGTGCCGGTGAAGCACACAAGCACCGTGGTGGCACCGTTGCCTGCTGCGGCCCAGGCATAAAAGCCGGGGCCCGTGACATCGCCGGTTTCCAACGCATCAGCCGTGGTAGTGAACTTGGCGTCCGATGCGTCCCACTGCAGGGGCGCGCCCTGGGTGATGACTGCAGTAGTCACCTTGGGGCACTCAAATACGCCTTGAGTAGCCAACTGGCCAGTTTCACCAATGGCAACAGGTGCGGAGTTCACTCCCAATACATTGCCTACACGCACCACCTGGCCTGCAGCCAGGGCGGCCGCAGCCACAAAGGGCATGATGCGGCCAGCAGAATTCAAATTCTTCATGGTTAGATTCCTTCAAAAAGAGGGGGCAAGTGCTGTGGCTCAGGCGCCGTCAGCCCGGTACAGACCACGGTGGTCGATAACTTTTGTTGCGAAGTCCAGGCGGCACTTGACTGCCATGCCATCCACTTCAAACCCGTTTTGGGTTTCGATCACTGGGCCTTCGGCGCCGCCCAGGTAGCAAAATTCCACGGTGTCGATCTGGCCGTTGTCTGCTGCGAAATACCAGGCGGTGGTGGATGCAATGTCCAGCAGGGGCTCAATCACCGGATTCACAGCGGTGCGGCCACCAGCACGGAATTCGTTGACGTTGCTTTGCTGCGCGGGCACGTACTGGGAACTGGTCAGCTGGTAGGCTTTTTGCTCCAAGGTTGTCGGCACAATCAGGTGTTGGGGCGACAGGTTCAAAAGCTCACCCTGCAACCCGGTTTGCCGACGCAGGGCGGTGCGTCCTGCAGTCATGGCGTCAAACGACAGCGCCGAGCCACCGCCAGTAGTCAAGTTGGCGTGAGTGGCGTGGAACAGAGCCACGTTGTCTGACATAGTGGGGTTGTCAGTCAACTGCGCATACACCAGGCGGTTTTCAAGGCGAGCGGCACTGTTGCCAAAGGCGGTGTTCAGCCGGTCAAAGGCGCGAAGATCGTCATTCACCAGCATCTGTCGGGTCATGGCCAAGATGCGGCCATAAGTCAGCACCTTGTAGGACTCAGCGCCATCGCTCATAGAGCCGTACTGGAATTCACCGTGCTCATTGGTGCGCAGCAGCTCTGGGGCGGCGCCCAACTGAATAACCGTGATGGGCTTGAAGTCAACAGCGGACGGTGCTTGCCGAGCCCACGAACGGTAGGTACCGGGCGCTTGGTCGTAGGCGTTGCGCAAACGCTTGTTAGCCAAGTTGGCAAAAATGTTGGCAAAGTCGCCCGTACCCATGTATCCGGCACTGCGAAACGCCAGGGCTTGCCCAGCGATTTCCAGGCGGTCCATGCCACGGGTGTCTATGCTGCGGGCATGCAGGTATTCGCGGGCCAACTCAATGAGCGAATAGCTGCGATAGCGGCGGCCGTTGTCATCGAGCTGAACAGAGGTGTCAACCCGTGACATGACAGCTTGCGTCATGCCAGCCATGCGCGTTTCCAACTCATCGCGCACGGTGCTGATGCTGGTGTTGACGTTGCGTTGCGCGCTGGTGGCAGCTGGAGCACCGGCCAGGCGGTCCAG